AAATGGATTATGGATTGAATACGTTTCAAGAGTTGAAATCAAAGGGCTTCATCATTTGCAAAATATATTCTTTTTTCGGAATAGTGAGGAATTGCGGATTAATTCTTTAACTGACCGCTAACGCTCGTGGGTATGGTTAGTTGCGTTGAATGATAACAGGATTTAATAAATAAACGAAATGAAAAAAGCAGAATTTATAAAAATAGTAAGTAAGATTGAAGATACTTTTGAAGATGAATTTAGAGCAGAATTTAATAGCCCTGAACTTATTTGGGAAGCACTAATAAAGCAATTAACTATACCCGTTGTTGTGAAATCGTTGCCACAGGACAACCTTTGCATAGTATGCAACTTACCAACGGATGGCGTAAAGTGTTATAGTAAGCGATGCCCTGTTTAGTGGTTATGTTTTACAACTAGCAGATATACGCATAAACTTGCGTTTTTAAAAAAATGGAAAACTCATCCCTATTTTATCTTACCTAGTATTTAATCTTTGTATCTCTTTTCATAATAGAAGCTATGATACTAGGTGCCGCTTTCATAAAAAACCCTACAGCCGTTAGAGCTGCCAGCGTTGACTCGTCTGGTATCTTTGGCGGCTTGTTTAATATGGGCGCACCTGGTAGAATTAGTGTAAACCAAAGCACAGCACTTACCGTAGGGGCATTCTATAATGCCGTAGATCAGATATCTAACGACATTGCAAAAACCCCATTTAAAGTATTTAGAAACGTAGGTAATAAGGTAGAGCGTGTGAGCGAACACCCAGTAGACATGCTATTGCATAAAGAGCCTTCACCGCTTATGACCAGCTTTACATTTCGTAAAATGCTCATACAGTCGGCTATTATAAAAGGCGATGGCTTTGCGGTTATTGTGACTAACAATAGTGGCGTACCGGTCGAGCTGGTGTACACACCATTTGACGAAGTTACTGACGTTAAGAAATATCAAAACCAACTGTACTACACCGTAAAAGGTTACACGCTACCCATACCAGCAAGCAGCATGATTCATATTATGGGCTTTTCTGACGAGGGTTTAAGAGGCATAAGCGTTGTAAAATACATGGCAGCTTCTCTGGGTATTTCTATAAATGCGCAAGACTTTGCGCGTAAGAGTTATGATAATAAGGCGATAAGTTCTGGTGTTCTTAGTACAGAATCACAAATTAAACTCGAAAATAAAAAGGTTATATCAACTAAGTTTAATGAGCACATGAACGCTGGCCACAAGCATAACACCGCAGTTCTAGACGATGGCTTAAAATACCAGCGCATAAGTTTAACACCAGACGAGCTCAAGATATTGGACACCATGAAAAATGGTGTTATAGAAATATCCCGCTTTCTAAATATTGCACCTCACAAAATTAAGGACATGAGTAATGCAAATTACTCATCATTAGAGTATTTAGGTATTGAGCACCAGCAAGACTGCGTGATGCCGTGGCAGCTTAAACTAGAACAAGAATGCGACCGCAAACTATTTACACCAGCCGAAAAAGCTGAACAATATTTTACAAGATTTAACAACAACATCTTACTGCGCACCGACATTAAGTCCCGAGCAGACTGGTATAGTAAAGGCATTTTCTCTGGTTGGCTAGCACCTAACGAGGTGCGCAGGCTAGAAAACTTACCGGCTATAGAAGGACTTGAAAAGCCCTACCAGCCAGTAAACGCACAAACGCAAGAACAAGTAGACGCAAAAATAGAATCTTTAAATGGATAACAAGAACATCATTCAGACCCGCTACGCAACTGTGCGCGCACCACAGGTTATAGACCCAGAGAACCGCTCGTACGAGTTTGTTATTTCTACGGAGAGCCCAGATAGCTATGGTACTGTTTTTCGCCAGTCAGGTTGGGAACTTGAAGCATACCGCGCAAATAACATTGTGAGTCTTAATCATGCGACATGGTCATCTGACCCAGATGCTGCTGTTATAGGGACCTCTACCGTGCGTTTTGAAAATCAAGAAATGATAGCGGTTCTAGATTTAGAAATAGGTAACCCGGTTGCAGACAAGGTGAAACGCAAACTAGACAATGGCACGCTTAAAGGCGCGTCTGTAGGTGCGCAAATACATGAGGCCGCACGCGGTGATTTTGACAAAGGCGAAAACCCAGACTTAGTATACTTCACGCGCCAGACCTTGGTAGAGTGGTCTGTCGTTCCCGTGCCTAGCAATAAGGACGCAATAAAAAGAAACAATGAGGGTCTAGAAGCTTTCGCAAAAGCAACCACCACACCACCAACCACCACAAGAAATACAGCCATGCTCGATGAGTTTGACGCTGCATATATGTATAATTTAAACAACAAGTAAAATGACAAAGTTAGCACAACTTCAACAAGACCGCGCGGCTAAAGTAACAGCGCAAAAAACGCTCATCGACACACGTAATGCAGAAAACCGCGAGTTTACGGAAACTGAGCAAACCGAGTTTAGAACGCTGGACACGCAAGTGCAAGCGCTAGACTCAAAAATTATAGACGAGCAAGCAGTAGAAACTGCGCAAGCTCGTGCAGCTGCATTAGATGGTATAACTATACCAGGCAGTGCAAACCGTGGTGAAGCTGGCGAAAAAGCAGCCATAAATGGCAAGGCATCTATTATTGCAGCTATACGTTCTCGTTTAGCCGGTAAGGCCTTAACGGGCGCAGAGGCTGAACTTGACGCCATAGGCCGTGAAGAAAACCGCGCAGCGGGTGTGACCACACCAGACAGCGCAGCTATCGTTATACCATTAGGTGTGACTAGAGCTACACAGCATACAGTAACGCAGGATGCTGGTGAGTATGGTGGCCAGTTGGTTACTGCAAATGCTCCTATTCTTCAGGACCCATTTATGCCTAAGCTTTTTATAGAGGAATTAGGAGCAACATTTTTTAGAGGCTTGTCTGCTGGTGATGTTCCGTTGCCTAATGCAAACAACTTTAACATGGAGTGGCTTGCAGAGGGCGCTAGTGTAACCGGACAAAAACAAAAGTTTGTAGGTCCTAAGCTTTCGGCAAAAAGAGCGTCAGCAAGTGCATCCATCACTAACCAGCTAATCATGCAGGCAAGCGTAGGTGTGGAGCAATATGTTCGTAACCTTTTAGGTCAGGCAGGTAGCCGTATCCTTAATGGTGCAGCCATAAACGGTGCTGGCGGTGTAGCACCTACTGGTATTTTAAATACCACAGGTGTTTTAACAGGCAGCAGCAGCGCAGCAGCAGACGCAACGCACGCTCTTTTAGTCCAGCTTGAGTCTCTTGTAGACAGTGCAGACGCCTCTGACGTTTCACGCGGCTGGTTGATGCATCCTAAAGTGCGTGCAGCATTGATGACTATTACAAAAGATGCAGGTTCAGGCCGTTTCTTGCTAGAGCTTGTAGACCAGTTAATGGGGTACAAGTACGTTAGCACTAACCTTATTCCTACGCTAGACGCTGGCGGTACAGATGTTCACCCGTTAATTTACGGCGACTTTTCGCAGTTGTTTGTGGGACAGTGGGGTGCAATGAGCATCGCAGTAGACCCTTATTCAGAGCTAGACGCTGACAGTGTACGCCTTGTGGCAAATCTGTACGCAGACGTTGCAATCGCAAAGCCTACAGCATTTGCAAAAAATACCTTTATAAAAGGAATTTAATTTTTAATTGGGTTGGTTCCTGGGGCGTGAATAAAGTAGCGCCCTATGACCAGTTCATTAGTTAACCCTATAAATTATAAAATCATGTCAGATAAGATAACTAAATCAACACCAGAAGTTCCTGCAACAGGCACTACAAAAAAGCAAAAGAAAGCCAGTAGCACCTTAAAAATTAAAATCACAGACCACGTATCTGGTTTGTTTATGCTGCCTTATACTATAGGCCAGAACATAGAGCTAGACGCAAAACTAGCGCAAGAAATAATAGACGCAAAGTGCGCCGTTAAAGCTTAAAAATAATGGATTACGCAATCGACTCACTAAATTCCGACGTGTACTGCACCATGCAGCAAGCGCTTAAACATCTTAGGTTAGATGCGTATGACAGCACAGGTGCGCTAGAAGTAGACCAGGTAACCATTGACGAGGTGCAGACCATGATTGATAGCGCAATAACGCAAGTAGAAAATTTGAGCGGTGTTATTTTAGGAACTCGTGCTTTTGAGCTTACGGTATCGGAGATTAAAGACAAGCTCATCATACCGTTTTACAAGGTGTTGACAATTACGTCTATTCAGTATTATAATCGCGAAAACGTTTTAACAACCTTGCCAGAAACCAGCTACAGATTAAGCAGCTACATAACCAGGCATGAATCTTTGATTTACGTTAAAGGTGTTTTTCCTGATATGTTTGAAGATACATTTATACTCATTAAAGGTACTTGCGGGACCGCAACCATACCGGCAGACATTAAAAAGGCAGTGCGTTTGCTTATAGGTGATAGTGATACCTACCGCGAAGATAGAAATATACCGGGTACAGAACGTGCCGTGTATGCATTAATGAGACCTTATAAGCAGTAATCATGCCTAGAAACGAGCAACCTTATATCGGTGAGATGGACAGACAAATAGAGCTGTCTTATAGAACGGCCGTAACAAGTGCTACAGGTGAGCTGCTTGAGACTGATGTATTAATAGGCAAGGTCTGGGCAAAGATTATAGACAAGGCTGGTGGTTTAAATGATGACTCAGAAAAAGTGATCTATACAAACACCCGCGAGTACATTGTCAGGTTTAATACCGTAGCCTGGAATAATCGCATTACCTTAAACATTACGGATGCTGGCGATAAATATACGGTACGCTATGCAAGCGAAGTGCAGCGCCGCAAGTTCCTTAAATTAAGTTGTGTGATCTATGAATAAGCTAGAGACTGAAATACAAGGGTTCCAAGAACTACAGCGCAAAATAAAGCTGTTAGGCAACGATAGGCTCAAGCGTAATGAGATGCTTAAAATACAGCGGCAAGTAGCAAAGAGTACCGTTGGTGCAGCTAGATCACAGGCACCAGTTAGTAAAAAAGCGCACGTTATAAGTGGTTCCCGAGCGCGTAAAGTAATACAGCCCGGACAGCTGCGCGATAGTATTGGAACAATAACCGGTAAAGCCAAAACCAAAGCGGTTATTTATGTAGGCCCTAGAACAAAAGGGAAATGGGACGGCTGGTATGGCGCGATGGTACACGGTGGCACGGTGCTGCAAAAAGCAAACCCGTTTATGCAAAGAGCATACAACCAGACGCAAGGTCGCATAGTTCCAGAATTAGAGAGTAAAGTGACACGCTACGTGCAAAAACAAATTGACAAATTAGGCAATGCTTAGACAGGACTCAGAAGAAATACGCAGGCTTATTTTAGAAGCAAATGCCACGCCAGCCATAGCAAGCTTTTTTAAGAGTGTGCAACCGGTGCAGGCAAACATTAGCTCTGAGACACCCTTTGTGGTTTACAGGCTTAGTGAGCAACCAGAGGCAACTAAAGACGGCCTGCGCAATTATATTTTAACGCTCACCGTTGTGGCAAAAAAATACGATGACGTGGCTACAGGCTACGATCACCTGCGCACCTACATTAAGAATAACATACGCAGTTTTCAGTTTACAAACGGCGATACATTTTATACAGACGAGCAAGACCGCTCGTATGCAGATTTAAACTTTAACATTAAAATTACATAACATGATTTACGACGGTTCATTATTAAGAATATTACTAGACGGCAAGACCGTCTTTCACAGCACTGAGGCATCTATTAGCTTATCACGCGAGTTTAAAGAGCGCAGCACTAAGGACACGGACGGTATAGAAGTAGCGCCTGGCGTTAAGAGCTTTTCAGCTTCTTGTAGCGCACTAGCGGTCCAGGCATTACCTGCTGGTGTAACCACCGCACTGGCATTTTCTGACTTGTTCGATAAGTACGACGCAGACGTGGCACTAGACATTGAGTTTGTACTAGATACTGTAGGCACAACGGGCTACAAAGGCAAGTGTTTTGTTGAATCTCTAGAAATGAATGCGCCTAATGAGGAAGATGCTACAGCGTCTATTAGCTTACGTGGTTCTGGTATTATCGAGAAATTTACATTAGCATAATGCAAGGAACCAGCACAATTACAATCGAGATAAATGGCGTGGATTACCCGCTTAGATTTGGCTATGCATCGCTACGAGCATTAAGCAGCTTGTGGAAAATGGACAACCTACAGGAGGTTTTTGTAAAACTTGGTGCTATAGGTGATTTAGGAAACGGCTCTTTAAGTGGCACGATCATAGACACACTTTCTGACCTTGTTTTTGCAAGCATCGTTGCCGCAGGTAATAAGGTAGAATTTGACAGCAATGACGTGGCTGACGCGCTTTTTGCAAACATGGAACTTGCTGGTAGTATCGTGCAGGAATTTGCAGCCAGCATGCCGCAGGAAACCGCAAAAAAAAAGAATCCGCAACCGGTGAAAGCACCGCGCAAAAAACGGAACAAGAACCCTTAACCTGGGATAGGTTAGAACAGTTAAGCGGCGAGATACTGTTGCCATTGCACCGGTTGTACGAGTACACACCACGGCAATTTTATAATTATTTACAAGGTGTTCGCTTTCGCGAAAGCGAACAATACCAGTTTAAAATGGAACAAAACCGCTACACCGTGTGGTCTGCCTTGCTGCCACATCTAGCAAAAAAAGACCAGAAAACAGTACAAGATTCATGGCCTTTTCCCTGGGACAAACAGGCAGTGAGTAAAAGCAGCCTCACACCAGACCAAAAGAAAGAACACGCAGCCCGCGTATGGGAAAAAATAGACAGTAAAAAAGAACAATAAATGGCAAATTTAGCAAGCATTAATATTAAGTTTCTTGCCGATTTGGCGCAGTTCTCATCGCAAATGCAAAATGCCGAGCGCACCATGAAAAGCGTGGGCAAGCAATTTACCAAAATAGGATCACAGCTTAGTGTCGGGCTTACCGCGCCTATTGTTGCGCTTGGTGCGGCCAGCGTTATAGCCTTTGACAAACAGGCAAAAGCCGTTGCACAGGTAGAGGCTGGTCTTAAATCTACAGGTAATACAGCTGGTAAAACCTTAACCCAATTAAAAGACCTTGCGAGTGGTTTACAAAACAGTTCGCTTTTTGGTGATGAGCAAATCTTGCAAGATGTTACCGCGCAGCTGCTCACCTTTACAAACATAGCCGGCACGCAGTTTGACCGCACACAACAGGCGGCGTTAGACCTTGCAACTAGGTTAGATGGTGATCTAAAAAGTGCATCTATACAACTGGGTAAAGCATTAAACGACCCAGTTAAAGGATTGAGCGCACTTGCAAAATCAGGTATACAATTTAGCGAGGATCAGAAAGCAGTTATAAATAGCCTAGCAAGTACCGGAAATCTTGCCGAGGCACAAACGCTCATTTTAGACGAGTTAGAAAAACAATACGGCGGTGCTGCCGCTGCCGCTGCCGCTGCGGGTACCGGACCTTTTAAACAGCTATCGAATAGCATCGGCGACCTAACTGAGGAATTTGGCGAAATTATAACCAAGGCCCTCATCCCTATAATCGACTATCTAAAAGAACTGGTGGCAGGCTTTCAGGGTATGGACGCCAGCACTAAAAAAACCATTGTAGTAGTAGCCGCACTGGCCGCTGCAATAGGTCCCGTTCTAGTTGCAATAGGCTTGCTGGCCACCACCGTTATACCAGGGCTCATGGCTGCCTTTACTGCGCTATCTGTACGATTTGCCGCTATGACTGTGCTCATGGCTGCAAACCCTTTCGGGGCTATTGCCATAGCTGTGGGGCTGCTCGTGGCTGCGTTTCTCGCTTTTAGAAAATCTACAGACGACGTTGTAAAAGCGCAATCTACCCTAGTAGCAATTAATAACGAGGCTACAAAAAGCATTGCTGCTGAGCGTGCAAAACTTAACGAGCTATTAATAGTAGCTCGTGATGAGAAAGTAAGTAAGGAGCAACGTGTTAAAGCCATCAAACAGCTTAATGAAATAGCTCCTAAATATCTGGGTAATCTTACTTTAGAAACTATTAACACAGACGCTGCACGCGTAGCTGTAGACAAGTATAACGAGTCGCTTATACGTACTGCAAAAGTTAAAGCTGCTCAGGCAAAGCTGGTAGAGATAGAACGCAAGTTAATAGATGCTGAGTTGAGTGCTGCAAAGTCGCGGTCAAATATTCAAAATGGTCTGCTTGCTGCGCAGGATGAGTATAACACAAGGCAAAAAGATGGTATAAGTGTTACCCAGCAAGTGCAGCAAAGGCTGGTGAGTTATGATAAAGTAGTTGCAGCGTCTAGTGCAAATCTTATATCACAACGTGATGCGCTTGTTTCTATTATACGTACTAACGAGGATTTTATTCCTAAGAATGATACCGCTACAGCATCTATTAAGGAACAGACTAAAGCTGTTATAGAAGCTAATAAAAAACTAACCAAACTACCTAAAATTACAGGCTTAGAAACAATCTTTTCACAGGTTGCTGCACCGCTGGCTGCAACCGCATTAAGCGCAAACGCGTCAGCTGTTATATTAACGGATAGTATGTATAACATGATAGAAACTACGCAGTTATTTAATGCAGCAATAGGCCCAATAATGGAACAGGCAGCAGGTAGTTTTGCAAGTGGTTTTGGTGAGTTGTTAGCATCCGCCGCAACAGGTGGTAATTTTATAAAAGGTTTTGCGCAGTTGTTTGTAGGCACGCTTGCAGACATGGCAATTAATGTAGGTAAAACGGCTATAGGTATAGGTTTAGCTGTAAAAGGAATTAAAGTAGCCTTAGAATCTTTAAATCCTGTCGTGGCTATTGCTGCTGGTATTGCACTGGTGGCCTTAGGTACATTTGCAAAAAGCGCGATGGGCAATATAGCTGGCGGCGGTGCAACACCGTTTGCAAAGGGTGGTATTGTGTACGGTCCTACAAATGCGCTCGTGGGTGAGTATGCCGGTGCGCGCACAAACCCAGAGGTTATCGCACCTCTTAATAAATTGAAAAAACTTATAGAGCCAGCATCTGGCGGCTTTACAAACGTGACCGTAGGCGGTGAATTTATATTGCGTGGTGACACCTTAGTGCAAGTAATAACGCGAACCGAATCTAGAAATAACCGTACACGATGATCGCAGCTACTTTTTTAAATATAGCCATCGTAAACACGCTACAAAACAGCATGCCGCTGGTTGTAGAATTTAGTGAGCGCACAACACCTGTACTCAAGTACAACGGCGGCGATGATCGGCACCAGTACATGATGCCCAGTGAGCTAACATTTACAATGGAAGTAAGCGACGCAAGTGATCTCTTTTTTAAACACCTGTTTACCGGTAACGAGTCTAACTATAGGGTAGATTTGCTAGATCAGGATGACGTGCTGTTATGGCGCGGATTCTTACTACCAGAGCAGTATAATGAGCCTTATGAGCACGCATTGCTATACGTCACATTTACCGCTACAGACGGCCTAGCACGACTCAAAGAAAAATTCTTACCTACCACATTTTATGACGGCACGCACAGCGTCATCACCGTGCTGCACCGCTGCCTGCAACTCACAAACCTAGCGCAAGAAATATACTTTGCACCGTCTTTTAAAAACGATGCAGGATCCATAAATACAGACTGGAATAAAATCTTTATAGATTTACGCACCTATAAAAAAACAGACAAACCAGACAGCTGCTATAAGATTATAGAGTCCCTGCTAGAAACGCTGGGGTGTAGCCTGGTAACGTATAAAGCCATCTGGTATATCACGGGCCACAACCGTACCTTAACAAGTGATAACAGCACCATCGTGTTACAATATTACCGCTATGCAATAGACGGCGCTCCTGCGGGCTTTGTAGATGTACCGCTCGTGCCAGAGCTTGTAAACTTTGAGGCCAGCCCAGAAATCACCTTGCTGCCACCATTGCAACGTGTCACCGCTACATGGGATATAGACGAGCGCGAAAACCCGTTGCCAGACGATGCCATACAGCAACCCTATACGCTTTTGTTTCCCTTTACAAATCCACCAGCTACACGGCACTGGCAGTCCATAGGAACAGGTATAAATGTAGGGCGTGAAATTTTAGGCCAGCGGCGCGTACCTATAAGCTATGGCCTGTATGGTAATGCCATAGGCAATGGTGGGCTAACTGCTGACGAGATACAGCGGCGTTTAAATATTATAAGCGCACCCGAATTTATAGCGCTTAAATACTTTAATCGCATTATAACGGCAAATGAAAATTTTTATATGCAGTTGCTCGTGCCTGTTTATCTTAAAAGTGAACCAGACTTTATAGACGTAGACATAGAAATAGTAGCCATGATACGATACCGTTCCAATACTGGCCAGTTCCCTGGACTATATGATGCTGGTAAATATGGCAACCAAAACATAAATTACGAAATACTTATAGACGGCGTTCCTATGCTATCTAACCGTTTAAACTATGCTAACCGCGACGGTTATTTGTTAGAGTTTAGTCCCGAAGGTGACGACAATCTCGCAGGTGATAACCCGCGTCGCGTGTCTGGTGTTTTATCGCTTAAAGATTTGCAGTTACCGCTAGCAGGTGGTTTGCTGCAAGTGCGCCTGTATGCTGTTGCTGACCCTTTAAATGAGCTGGGTGTGTATGCTGTGGGATTTAGAAAACTAGACATACGCTATAGTGCACGCGATACCATCGTTACAGACGTGACCCGTGACATAGACTGGACCACTGTGCAAGAGCTCAACGTTACCCACGGGGGTACTATAAATGATTTGAGTTATAAAGGTTTTATTTTAAACGCTACAGATACAGATACCGCAAACTATACCCTACAGCCTATAATAGGCGTGTTTCCATTAAGTAGTGGCTTTGTGATACCTTATGTGAGCACGCAATATGTAGAGGTAAACGCAACGGTTTATGCCGCATTGCAGGCAGCTGTAGCGGCCGGGGACACCTTGTATGGTATCAAGTTTAACGAGACCGTGTATACGCAATTTAAAACAGTTTATGCACCACCGTTTATGATGTTTAGAACCGTGGGCATAGGCGCAGGTACACGCTATTTTGTCTACCTAGAATATGTAGATGGCACGCTGTTTAGAAGCTTTATAATTTTTGCACAACTACAGCAAGACACGTTGTACACCTATACGCTGGTTGTAGCGCCGCCAGTACCGCGCGCATTTAGGGAACGCTGGTCTAGAATAGGCGCGCCACAGCAGTTTGAAAACAGAACCTATAGCGAGGTGCGCGCACAAATGGTACACGACACCACACCGCAAGTACTGGTAAAAATAGACGCTAGCATATTTGGCTTGTGGTCGCCTTTGGAATTAATGCGCTACAAGCTAGATGGTTTTAAAAATTTTATACCGGTAAACCTATCCCTTGCACTAGACCAGGGCATGACCACCGTGACTATGATCGAGTTAGAATATGACAATGAAGTAGCAACAAGTTTTAACGCATAACGCTTTCGCGAAAGCATAAAAATAACAAGACTATGGCCACAATAACAATAGCAACAATCACAAATCACCTCCTTGCAGACGAGGATTATATAACTGCTGCACTTGCCGCTGGTGATAGCCTGGTGGTGTCTGTACAAAACGAGTTCTTAAACGCTACACCGGTATCACTGCCTGTAGCTAATTTAACAGCAGCCTATAAGACGGCACTGTATAACACCATAGATGCTGCGACGTTCCAAAATATACCCGCTGGAACCGTGGTTATTAAAGCCGCTTTTAACGGGACAGTATACACCTTACCCGACAGTTATGTGCGTGCTGGCATTGTAAGTAGCGGTAACCCCATACAAGCGATACATGAGACTGTTTTGGTTTTTATGGTTGCCTGGCTGGGTGCAAACTCTGGCGTTTTAGAGCTCATGTTAAATGTGCAGATTGGCGTAGATGTGGACACGACGCAGGCCGCTGCACTTGCTGCTCGTGGTATAAATGTATCGGGTAAAGGTGGCAGCATAACGGTCACCGCAACTGTGCCATACCGCGTGCAAACGGTTGTCCCACAATTACCAGATTTTGACTATGTGATTGTGCATGAATATGATATAAATACCATTTTCTAATGCCGCAAAATAACACCATACACCTCATAGGTTTTAAAGTGCCGGTTTACAGCCTGGCACCCATAATTCCAGAAACGTTTTTCTTGACAGACACGCAAGGCAACATACTGACAGACGAAAATAATAATAGACTAATATACTTGTAATGGCAAATAAATTATTTAGGGATTACTTTAACGAAAAGGTAATTAGCACCGATTTACCTGCACTGTCAAAGCTTTTGATACAAACAGGCACGGCTGAGCCTACGCAAATAGACCCGTTTTTAATAGGTTCTATTTTAAACCTAGGCACTTATGCAACACTAGCCGCTTTAAACACCGCAAACCCAACCCCTGCAAATGGCACTTATGCCTTTAGTACCGACCGCACAACGCGGTGGAATAGAATAGAGGGGCAATGGCAAATCGAGAGCTTAGGAAACGCAGAAAGCGCACCGCAAGAGCTGTACCAAAATATAAATGAATTAATTAATGCACAAGCTACACAGTCAGGCGACACGCTTTATTACGTAGGCGACGCAAGTGCAGACCCCGCGGTTGTGGCTCGCGGTACGGTAGATGCTTATTACATTTATTCGGGGCAGGCAAACGGGGT